CGTAAAACGCTTTGCACCTTCTGGGGTTGCAACAGTAATATCACCGCTCAGCATTATATCAACATAATCAAACAAATGTACACGCCCCGTAAGCAGTGTGCCTTTTGGAATTGTGATTTCTCTTGCGTACATACCATTGGTGAATAAACTTTTAACAGGGATATCTACTTGTGGACACTCAAGCATCATGTCCTCCATCTGCTCAATTCTTTCAACAATAGCATCAGACAATAATTCGTTTATTTGAGTCTGCGTCAATTCATTCATACAATACCTTCCCATCCAGATTTACTATCCCCACCTACCGCATCAGCCGTTTTAATCCACAATCGATAGCCAGAACTTTTATCTCTGTCCATATATAGACGCGTTTCTTGCGCTTCATAAATACCTTCTGGGCTACCAGTTCCAGCCAGCATAGGAAGTTGTCTTAACTGTTCACCTAGTATTTGCATCCATTGAGTTGCGCAGCCTTTATCATCTGTTAAGGGTATTTTGCGAGAGAACCCATTGATAACTATCATGCCCCAAGCTCCGCTTCTGCTTTCACAATAGCGATCTTGATGGGTTCGGAAATATCCCATCTAAAAATAACAGGCTTGCGATAACGACCAAGGCGAGGCCAATAGGTTACAGCTGCATACTGTCCAGTCGTTCCCATGGTTCTAGATATTTCGGGAGAGAATGTATTTCCGTTGTCTTTAGAGATAGACAATCTCACAATCGGTGATGAACCTTGCCCTTCAATTGGGACGTGACCAGTGTCACAAAATAGCTCTACGGCATAAACCGAGAAAGGTCGGCCACCGTTATCAATTGCGGATGATGTAAAGTAGCGTCTTATTTCGTCGCCATACTCATAAAATATGCTTTCGCCAAACTCGCCGATATTCCCAGTCAGCTCATCGCCTACAAGATAAACAGAGTAAGCACTTAAAATGCAGGTCGCACGCCATGGTTGCGGCTGTTTGAATCTATCGACTGATCTTTTTGTATGCCATAGGTTAGTTGTTGCATCGAATACGACTGTACAAATACCGGGCACAGTAAACGCAATAAAGTTATGGCCACGCTCAGCCCATCGCATGGCGTAGGCTTTTCTAAGCGGGTCTAGCCCACCTGAATTGATAAGGTAATCAATTGCAGGGGTCGATAGTTTTTGCGCATCAGCTCCAGTAGTGGCCCAGATAGCGGGCTTTTCATTGTAAGATGACCCAATCCATACCAAAGACTCATTGAAGTACGTCATCGATAAAGGGGCATAACAGCCCTTCATTTGATTGCCGTTTGACGTTCTTTGAAACGGAATGCCGTTGGTTAATCCAGCGTCCTGCCATTGCTCAAAAGTATGATTACCAAACACATACAACAACCCATCCAAAGGACGAATAATCACGTTGTTGTCGGGGTCAGACTCACCGCTTCCAAAATCCAAAGCATTGTAAGCGGTGCCATCACGCAAATCAGATACAAAAAACTTGTTGCTGTTCTTTTTTCCAAAGACAAAATACCCATTAAAGTAGCAAACAGAATTCACAGGCCCGTCAAAATCAGCATCACTGATCTGAACCAGACCACCGCCTTCGGTGTATATCCATGCGTTAAACTTAGTGTTTAAATCTGGCGCAATAATGCATAACTGAGTGCCATTATCAGCCGTTTGGACAAACTCAGTGCCGTCGATAGTCTCAGCACCACTCACATCAGTAGCGGTATAAGCCCTAACACCGAAAGCGTCTGTGGTGTATTCGATTTTATAAAGCTTATTACCGTTTGTCGTGTAGGGTGTTTCGGACATTACATGGCCGCCACGATTAAACGCATTAATAGCGGTCAAACATCTTAATTCAATCCCAGATGTACCGATTAATGACGCATCCGTGATGGTTTTGGTAAACGGGATATGAGGATAAAGATTGACGCACTCTTGAGCCGCAATAGCACGCGATTCGTCTACATAAAAGCCTTGTGCAATGGGTATTTGCGTTCTTGCCATTAACGGTTATCCGGTTGAATTGACCAAGCCTCAACTTCTACATCGTTGTCGAGTGCGTTTTGTAGGTACATAGCGGCTTTTTGTTCAATCATTTGCTGTCTTTGCGGGTCAATCGCATTGGTTAGCCCAAGATCAGCAGCAACAGCCCATTTAAGAGGTAAAAACCACTCGGCAGGGATTAAAATGTCTTCTATTTGGTCTTCGGTAACGTATTGAGGCTTGATAAAAGTAAATCGAATTACGTTTTTGCAAATATTAGCCAGAGGCCAAATCAATAACTTTCCAATCTCAAGCTGTCTGTCGTAATACCAAAGGTTAGATGCTCCCTGAACGGTCTTGTTAGGCTGGTCGTAGTATTCTTTTCGAGACTGTTGTCTCATTGGGATTTCGTAATCAGTCGCGTTGTAAGCGTAGCGAGCATCCAAAACACGAACTGGCTGATCAATCTTATCGGTGTAGGTATAAACCTCGGCCCCTACCGCAACGGAAGCAGTCAAAGCGGCACCCAAAGTAACCGTATCGCCATCAACAATTGTTAAGGTAGTCCATTGACGCGATCCAGTGCTCAACTCAATTCCGATAAAGTCACCGTTTGTCATTCCTGTGGTACTGGTAACGTCTAAACTTGTCGCGCCTGCAATCGCAGCAGTCTTAACAGTGGTATACACGTAATTCGTGAAGCAATGTGTGCCTGCCTTCCCTATGTCATAACTAGCCTGATTAGGGTTTAACGGTAGGATAGCTTCGGTATGTGACCACAAATGAATGCCTTGCGCCTGCCAATGGGCAAGAGTGTCATTCAGTGTCACCGTGCCAATGGAAAAATCAGATTCATCGATAGGCATTTCACTGCCCGTGATGGTTGCATCTCTCAAAGCCTCGCGAATTAAGTCGCCCGCTGTTTTTAAGTATCCGCCTGTGCTCATATGCAGTCATCTATGGTAAAAGGTGCGCCTTGAGGCGGCAGAATCCCATCGGGGCGAGCGTCTGGAAGCTCTTGACGATCATCTTTCGATGGAAGTATGTCTTGAGTTTGGCGTGGCTCCCATAGCTCCTTTCGGACTAGGGTTCCATACCAAGTGTATCGGCACTGGCTGCGCTTAACCCACGCGCCAGACCGATCACATTGAACGTTATAATCTCTAGATGTCACGTTGTGTGTAACTCATAGTGATTGTTGCGCCATCGGTGTAAGAGTTTGCTTTAATGCGAATTGCTTTAGGGTGAGCAGACCATAACAAACTGGTATCCGCTGTAATGCCTGCATGCGTGCTTGAATCAACTACCCAAGTAAAAGCCGTAGTTTTAAACTGAATATCGTCAAACGTCTCATTAACATCAACATTAATAGTTCCAGTCACATCAAGGTTTAACGCTGCATTACCTCGGCGCCAGTTGATTGGAAAAGTCTTGGTAACAAATGTATTGTTCCAGCCGATATTGAATGTATCAGCGCCTATTGTGGCCGACGGGGTAACGCTTACTAATGTGCCTACGTATTGAGTGCCAGTTACAGTTGCAGATCCGGCAGGCCCAGTAATAGATTCACTTTGCGATAACCCGTTTTGATCCAAACTTACAATAGTAATTGTTTTGCCACTGTGGTCTGTTGCGGTGTTATTCAGGATGGTCACTTTATGGGCCAACCCATCGCCACTTGATGTAGCAGTCAATGTAAATGTTGCGCCCGTTACGCCGCTGGCAAAACCAGCCGTATTAACGTTAGCCGGAGCTATTAAATACTGATTATACTTCATGGATTAACCTCCAAAATTAGGGGGATTGCTCCCCCATATTATTAAACTGCTGCTGGGTTAATCAGGCCAGACTTGTCAGCCGCGCCCGTAATCATACAGTAGTTGTTTTGGAAGCCTAAGCCAGTACCCGTTGGAGCCAGTAACGCAGCGGTAGCGTCAAGGTGCCAAGAGTAGTTGTCGTATACGTAACCCGTTGAGCCAGTTGAACCACCGCTGAACAATGACCCGCCAGTAGTAGAAGTCGATGGACGGAATACTTTGTTTCTGCCCATGTTTAAGTTCAATTGGTTGTTTGCACCAAAAATAGCTAAAGCTGCTGTATCGTTGAGAACAGGATACACAACAAAGTTATCAAGGTATGAAGTACGAGTCGTTGCAGCCGCAATAGTCACCGCTGTAGTGTTTGCAGTAGTAGCCAAGCCAAATACTTTGTTATTTGAATAGGTGAAACCGTCCATGCTGTTAGCAGTGGCGTTACCTTTTACAGTAGTAACAAAGTTAAGGATTGAAGACGAATCACGAAACTCACAGTTGTCTACGTTCAAATCTTTAGGCGTGCTAGTACCAGTTGCGGTGATAGCGGAAGCAATATCTGCAAAGTTAGCAACAAACAAAAAGTTTTGAATAGTTACGTTAGCCGCTGTTACTGCGATAGTTGCAGTGTTTGCGGTAGAGAACGTCAAGGTAGGGCGGCTAGAGCCAACACCTAAACCAATGATAGCAATACCCGCAACGCCAATTACCAAACTAGTCGCGCTTGAAATGGTTTCAGCGTGGTTAGGCTCTACAATAATAATATCTCCACGGTTAGCAACACACTGAGTGACAGCGTAGTTGATAGTGGCAAAAGGTTTTTGATAGGTGCCGGGGTTACCGTCTGAACCACCTACTTGGCCGGGCTGAGTGTTTGTAGAGTTGCTTACAAAGAACACGCGACCGGGGTTAGTTGATACCAGTGGAACGTTACGAAGAACTAAGTTTGAAATACCATTAGGGTATGAAGAAAAAGCCATTTTATTGCTCCTAAACCGTTTACGGTCTAAATAGAAATCTTAGGATGCATAAAGGGGGATTGCTCCCCCTATATGTTAAGCGCCTTGTGAACCGAAGATTGCGCGAGGATCGGTATAACCGAAGCTATAACGCTCATACGCACGGTAACGCTTGTTCATTGATACAAATGCATCATCCATACCGTACTCGATAGAAACACGTTGATACATTTTCAAACCTTCTGGGCAGTCGGTTTGCAAGAACCATGCATCAGTGTCAGTGTCGAGGTAAGGAGATACAACAAAGCCATCACGCACCATGTTCAAATCTTTCACGGCGTTGGTAGCGTTGTTCGCGGTATCATTTTGCAAGGTTGAACGAAGTACGCGTTGGAACTCGAACATCTGATCGGTGTGACCAATCAATTTCACGGCATTCAAGTTAATGTTAAGACCGCGTGGGTCTTTAGCACGCTTGATTAACTTCAACATATCCTCAAGAGATGCTTCGGAAAAATCCGCATCAATTGCTAATTTGTTGGAGTAAGTGCCGCCCGATGGGCCGTTAATGTGAGAGGTTGAAACCATTGCAATACCGTCACCACCAGACATAGCCGAAGTGGTCGCAAATGCCGTGTTGAAGAACTTGGCACCTTCGATCTCTTTAGCAATGTAGAACGCACGAGCCAAAGCTTTAGCGCCTGAAGTGAACAGATTATATTGGTCGTCATCCAATGCTTCACGAGTAACAACGAAGCCTTTAGCGAATGAGTTGTGCAGATACTTAGGAGCGAAGCCTTGACGACGACTATCAAATTGAATGTCGTTACCTTCTTCTTTCTGAGTCGCTACACCAAAACCTTCTAACTGAACATCAAGCTCGTAAGCTTTAGTTGAGTTTTCGCTTGCGTAGATTTTTGACCAAATGGGATCATAAGCATTATAGCTGTTACCGAACCATGTATTGACGCCTGCTAAGAGGCCACGGGGTATACTGCCACGGTTAATAGTACTAGACATGGTTATACTCCTGTAGTGCCGCTATTGTAGGTTGAGTTGTTGATACGGATACGAGCACGGTTGCCCCATACGCCAGCAGAATCCTGTAAAAGAGCTTCTACGCGGAAAGGGAGCGTGTTTGTAGTCGCTTTACCTGTTGCGTTGACTGACATGTTGGAGATGGTTAAACCGCCAGACTTAGTAGCAGCAGTAGCGACAAGATCAACGTTTAGACCAACATCAGCAGCAGCAAGTGGGCCGTTAGATACGTCAACTTCGTAATAAGCGAATGGATCGGTATTAACAACGACTTGACCAGCAGTTGAAGCAGGCAAACCTGTGTCAGTGAATGACTCGGTTGCGTATTGAGGAACAACACCAGCAACAACGCCAGTAACAGATTGGGTTGCGGTTGCAACGTCAACAGTGTTATTGATTGAGTTGGAAGTAGCTGTACCAGTGATACGCACAACATCGCCAACAGCGATAATTGAAGCATGTGATGATGTTACGTCGTAGGTGCGAAGTTTTACTTCTGTACCTTGTTGGTCGGTGCCAACGTATTTGAATCCACCGGGCATGGTAGACCTCCTGAAATTTGATTAAAGAAATTAAGTAAACTTTCCTCAATCAAATTCCAGTATGCCTACTGCCTGATTGGGTTAACGCGGTGTGCTTGGAAACCTTAACACTAGTAAGCGTCTCGGTCAGATGAAACGTGGCTTTCTAAAGCCGATGCTCTGCCTTTATCGGTATCAGTTTTAAGACCCGCAATTCCGAGGTCTTTTTCTGCTTCTGCCCCAATACTAGCACGGTATCTTTCCATTTTCAACGCATCGTCTTCGCGCTTATATTCAAGCTCAAGCGACATAAGATACATTTTTGTCCCCTTAGATGAGCGAGAAATGTTTACCCCGTTCTCATCTGTTACGTGCTCCCAATAGGCCGCTTTGGCTCGATCAATGCGACCTTCACGATCAGCAAAGAATCGATAATGTTTACCTTTCTGTAGATAGCGATCAGCCACAGTAAGAATCAAGTCGCCGTCTGCCATGCTAATACGTGGCGGGCGTTTAGTTGAGTGTGCTGCGCTTTCCCGGGTTTCACCCCCAAGTCCTGAGTCTACGGCGGCCATGTGTTCGGGCATATCCGCACCACTACGGCGGCGACGGGTTTTAGGTGCTGCGCTGGTGTTCAATGGTAATTCTTCGTTCATGGCTTATACCTTCTTCTCGTCTTGGATAGCTTTAAGGAATGCGCGCTTGTCTTTGTTTAAGTCGCCAGTTTTGGGCCATACTTCATTAAAGATTTTAACATCAGTAGGCGTAAGGTCTGACCAAGCCATGCCTGCATTGGAACGTGTTCCGGCAGCGGTGCGAGAACTTTCGACAATAGGCTCCTTTTGCTTGTCAGGGCGACCAAACTTCTTAGTTACAAACTCGTCAAGTTCTTCAATAGCTTTCCACTTGGGCAGGCCTCTATTCAATGCATCTGCATAAACCTGAATTGCTATGCTTGTGCGAGGGTCGCTACCATCTAAAATCCAAGGGTTTTCAGCCTCCCATTGGGCCTCTAGTGGGTCTTTCTGTGGGACTGTCTTTTCTTCATTATCTTTAAGCAGCTTTTGTTGATCCTTAATCGAATCAATTTCGGCGTCATATTGGTCAACAGCTACATGGTCAGCGATGGCAATAGCTTCTTTACGCGCGGCCTTTGCCTTTGCAAGCTCCATATCTAACCGCTGCTGATTAATAAAGTTCACATTCTTTAGGCGCTCTTCAAACTCTTTGCGAAGCTTGATTTCAATACCTTTGACTTTAAATTCAACAGGGTCACGCCAGTCATCAGGGTTTTTGCCAGCAGCTATCCAAGCCTCTTTGGACATATAGCCTTTAATTTCAGGCTCAGGCTTTTTCTTCTGATCTGGCTCGTCAATCGTTATATCTTCTTCTTGGTCAATGACGTCATCTACAACATCATCTTGCATCTGTGCGTCGCTCATGATTATTCCACCTTACCAATGATTGCTGAATCAGGGATGTATCGAAAGTTTTTAAAGTCTTTCTGGCCTGTTACTTTGCCCTCATAACGACGGTACTCGACCTTATCACCAACATTGATACCCCATATTTCATGAGGCTGCATGTTGTATTGAGGCGCACTTGGGGGATATTCAGAAGGGATGCATCCGGCATAGCCATGGAATGCAGTGGGGCCAATCTCTCGAACGTAACCAATGTCGGCGGCATCCTGCTCTCGGCTCACATCACCAAGAATAATCCCGCCATCGCTTACGTCCTTTACTTCTACCATCTCAATCAAAACATAAAACCCTAACGGCTTTAACATTGCTTTTACCTCTCTGGTTTGCTTTACGTTATAACATTACATTTACAGCTTAAATTTATTTATTTCTATTTGCGTTTAATGCCGTAATCATAGGCATAATTCTTCTATTTATTTCTTTTGTGGCATTCTGCTCAAATAGGTCATCATTATCAACATAACCATAAAGTTCAAATTGTTGCCCATTCACAGTAGCCCATATACTTATTGCAATCTTTTTTCCATCTTTACATTTATCAATAACTTCGTTCTTTGTCATCACTCCTCCAAAATCAATTCATCAGGCTTCCATTCAAGCACCGCTTCTAATGTTTCGCAGTGCTCACCGTTTCTAATCGCTTTAAAGGCCACTTCTTCAACTGTTTGACCAAGAGCGTAGTCTTCTCTTGTCTTGAGTAGATCGCGCTCAATCTCAAGTAAGAAGCGCTGAGTGACTATGTTCTCCTTCCACATCTTAAATTGATCTTCTTCGATGTTGGAGTTTTTAAGCAAGTCATCTATTTGATCAAGACGGTTCATTTACACCTTCCTGCTCTAATGCATCAGAACCGCTCTCTGCTGCGATTTCATAAGCTTTGTCTAATTCATTGCTGATTGCGCTGGTAATAGCTAAACCGTTGTTTACGTGCTCCGTAAGAGCCTTCTGAACGGTCAGAATGGTTTCTGCATGTAGCTTCTCAACTTGCTCAAGCATCTGGTCAATTTTAGCCAAGGTTTCATGCCTACTTAATTGGAACTCGGCGTCTTTACGATCTTCACCGCGTTTCAATATCTCGGTTTGAATGCCTAATAGCTTAGTTTGCATCTCTTGATACTGCGCAGCCTGCTCTTGAGCTTGACGCATTGCCGCTACTTGCTGTTTGTCTTGTGGTGACATTTCAGCTTCGTTCGGGAATATCTCGTCTAAGTTATCAGTACCAATGCGCTCAAAGTAGTTTTTGATGATTGGGATAGGGTTACCGCCTGCCTGCATCACAAGTGGAACCTGAGCCATTTCAGCATCAGCCAATAACATTCTTTGCATGCGTGAAGACAATTCAGGGTTTGCCGTACTTGAGATAGACAACCCATCAGTGTTGAAGTCCTCACTAAACACGGCCTCTTCGTCACCACAGATAATCTTGTATTCATCAGCATCTAAGTGGTCACGGTTCAATCTGAATAGAATCTTGAACTCGTCACTCATTGAAGATGAGATGTGGGCCATGTGTGCAGATTGGTTAATCAAAGACTCTTGGATCATTGCCAATGCGGTTGTAGGCGCCGTCTGTGCGGTAAGCTGTGAGGCAAGGTCAGCATTAGCAGCAAAGCCGCGAGCCATGTTCTCCAGCTTCTCATTGAGAGCGTAAAGAGTTTGTGACGGCTCTTTGAATGGGTAAGGGTAGATTGATTGCTGAAGCTCTTGTGCCGGCACCTCGGTAGCATTGAATTCGCCGGGCTTGATCTTCATCGGCCCCATCTTCTTGCGGAAACCTTTAGCAGTGAAACCGCCCACCATGTTTGCCAAAGTAGCATTGTTTAACAGGTCGTTAGTTGCTTTGTTGTGAGCCAGAACAATTGAACCCAACAAATAACAATAGCCAACATCCAAGAACGAACCATTAGGCGCGGGGATAAATCCGTATTTGGTAATCACTGAGCACGGCTGGATGCGAACAACGCTAAACCCTTTAAGGTCGGTAGAGTCTGGGATTTCTTCTTTCATCCCCGTTTCTTCGTTGTCCTTAGTAATCTTCTGAGCGCGGGCCTTGATAGCATCGTCTAAGCGATAGACTTTCTTGTCATACTTAACAAAGATGTCGTTGTAGTCGTAACGAGCTACAATCCTAAGCACTTGTCTAGAGGCATCGTGAACAGTAACGATATAGGGCTCTTCATACCCGTCACCATCTAGGTCTAGCCAGCAATACTGCTCTAAGAATCTGTTGCGGTTCTCTTTAGCGCTTTTGGCTTCTTCGGCTTCGTTGCTCATCTCATCACCGTCTAGCTCTCCGGTGTAGATTTCAACGTCTCGCCATAATCCTGCCAATTGGCGCTCTTTGGCTTTGTTTTTACTAATAGCTAAAATGTGAGTAAATGAACGGCATTCCTCTAAACATACCGTTGCTTGGTTCACAATAAAATTAGGGTAGTGAATTACGTCCGAGCGTGGAGCACCTGTCGTTTCGTCAAAGTAAGTTTTCTTAAACGCGCAACCAATGTTAGGCAAGGTATACATCAGGCGTTTTTGTTCTTTGCGCCAATCCTCCATCTTAACGTTGATCTGCCAGTTCATTACCTCGGCCACACGATCAGCGCGCTCACCTTTCTTGCGGATGATGTCTTTCTTCTGCTTGATTCGTTCAATGTCTTGAGTGATTGACTCTTGAATCTGTTTGGCGATCTCTTGCAGCTTTGGAAGGTCTGGATCTTGTGGGTTTTCTTGTTGAAGCTGTTGAACCTGAGCCATTAGGCCATCTAGCTTTTCTTTCTTGTCTTTCTGATCTGCTGCTGATTTATCAATTACATTGTTGATAGTCTTAATGCCAACAATTGTTGCCTTAACTAGCTTGTCGTCTCTCAAAACCTCCATTGTGGCGCGGTTGCCAAAGTTATTAGAAGCCTCGTTAAGTATCATTGACTTAAAGTTAGCGGCTCCATCCCAAGGTGTAGACAGTGGGCGGAAGTCCGGCGTCGATAGCTTTAACCCTTCATCAACGCAATCAGCCCACTCTTTCATGGACTTCTCGTCTTCATTAGCTCGTTCGCATACATCGTCAGCAATCTTTCTTAACTGCTCATCGTCAAGATCAACAGCTAAGTTTGATTTAGGGATAAAGCTGATTAAATTCTTTAGGCTCATAGCCACCTTCCACCTGTGTCGGTTGTTTCCTCGTAGTAGTCATCTTCGTCATCGAATACGTCTACAAACTTTTGCAACATCATAACAGCATCCGCCATATTTGGCGAAGGTATGCCTATCTTCTTCATGTCTTTCTTGTTCATAATCTGGAATCTACCGCTCGATACATAAACACGGGGAATGCGGCATAGCTCAGCCCTTAACTGTGGAAGCTCGGCAATGTTAGAGCTAAAGCTTATCAGCTCATCGGGAGAGTAATACTTACCCTTTGTAACGGCCAAGTAGGTTTTCTTCATTCTATCCATCAAGGTCATGTAACAGAATGCGCGCTTATTAGAACAGACCTCTTTGTTGGTCTTGGAGCCGTCAAACTCTCTATCACCTTCTAAAGCGTCGTATATCTCGTCTGGCTTATCAACTCCACCTGATCCATGGAAAGGTATTACTGTTATCTTCTTGCCGTGTAGCGCTTCAGATATTTGCCTTTTGAGGCCGCCGCCAATGCCATCAGCATCAAATATGAATACGTCTGGCCTAATGTTTACCACATGACTTAATGACCAATCTGTAGCGGTATCAATTAAGCCGTGGTTGCAGCTTCTTACATCTAGCACAACCGATCCTCGCTGGTACGCTATAGCTTTGGCATCGCCAGTATCAGCAGGGTCATAGCTCATCTTCTCTTGTCCTAATGGCTCAAACCCTAGCTTAACGTGAGCATCTATACATGCATCGAACCACTCAGCCTGAATGATAGCGTTGTCTATATCGTCCAAAAATGCGCCTTCCCATATGTGGTCATAGACTGCCCTAGGCTTGTTCTCATAGTCGAATACTCGCTCTTGCTCTAATCCAGATAATCCAAACCAAGGGTTATCGGTGTAGTTCATTTTTATAATGAGGTGTAAGTCGTCCTCATAGTATCCGTATTTGTTAAGGTCTTTTAGGAACGGAACAATAAAACGCTTACTAAAAGGGTCTTCACTTGATCTTGGGTTGGCCACAAACCATATCTGAACGCCGTCAAGGTTATCGTCTTCATCCTCTACCAGCTCATCAGGTAGTCCAAACTTTGCTTTGTTACGTGCTGTAGGAGTTAAGTTAGTTATGGATGCGCTGGATAAGGTAGCAGCCTCCTCAACCATGAATCTTCTAAAGCCTGCTGCCGACTTAACGCTCTCAGGGTTTCTTGATAGTCCCCTATACTTACCTTCGCCGCCGCCCTCATGATAGATGGCGTTTTCTTGTACCGTGAAACCGTCTAGCTTTAACCGTTTGATTTCTTCTTTGTTAAGCGAATGAACAGATTCGGCTATCGATTCTTGGTATTCACGAAGGAAATAGACCTTGTCACCATAGTCCATCATTCCAGCTAACATGATGTCTACAACACCAACCGACTTCATCGAGCCACGGCCACCTATCACAACGACAAAGCGCTTCTTGCTTTTTACGGCTCGCTCTAGCTTTTCGGCTGTGTAGATGTCGGGGGCTTTATCAGTCTTTACCCACTCACCATCTATGCATTCTATGCAATGAAGCAACTTACCATCGGAATTGACTACACCAAACACGGTAGAAGTGCGATTGCCTGTAGCTGTAGCGGCTCTTAGCTCGCAGGCTTCAATTGCTTGCAAGGTTAAGCGCTTACGCATTAAATACCAACATTCTGAACTAGTAAAAGCTCAAGCGGATTAACTGACACCACTTTAAACAGGTCTTTGCGAACTCCTACAAGGCTACCAACCTCTGCACCAACTAATCTACTAAGCTCATCATTTGTCAGGTCAGAT